TCAGCCGGCGGGAACGACGATCTCGTTGCGCCGCGGCCGCTGGCCGTCCTTGGCCGGCATCAGCACCACGATGACGCAGACCTGCTGGCCGCCGCGCACCTCCGGCGTCGCCCGCGCGAGCTGGCCGCCGGCCTGCGCGGCATATTGCTGGCCGATCGCGTGGCAGTCGGGCGCAGCAGTCGCCGGCAAGGCCAGCGGACCGGCCAGCAGCAGGCTGGCAGGAAGCGCATGCAGGAATGAGCGGAGCGTTTTCATGCAAGGGTTCTAGCGCAATGCTGCTGAACGCGAAATGAACAATCGCAAACGGGGCGGGCGCGCTATCCGATGCGGTCGCGCGCGGAGATCCGGCCGATGATGGCGACGACGCCGGCGACCGCCGCGACCGCCTGAAGGATGGCATCGGGCAAAGCGGCGACATCCGAGGCGTCGAGCGGAAAGCCGACCGCATTGGCCAGCGTCGCGACCACGGCGATGGCCGAGGCCCAGATGGTGCGCGAAAGATACCACGGCTTGAACAGTTCCATGATGCTTGCCTCCTTGGTTGGTTGGCTGGGGGTCCGTTTCCGGTTCGGTTCAGTCGAGGACGAACGTCCTGCGCCCGGGCAGGCCGGCGCCCGCCGCGGTGCCGATCTGGCGCACCGTGACCTCGATCGCCGCCGGGCGCGCGGGAAAGTCGGCCGCGTGCTGCGCGGCGGCGTAGGTCCAGCGCGGCTCTGCCGTCTCCGCCGTGCGCAGGGTGGAGCCGCCGGCCGGCGCGATCTCGATGCGATAGCGTTCGCTCTCCTCGCCGAGCGGAATGTCCTCGCCCAGCCAGGAATCGGCGTCGACGCGCCCGCGCCGCACCCAGTCGAGGGCCGCGTCGCCGTTTTCCCTGCGGGCAAGCCGCAGATGGACCGGCGACAGCGGCAGCAGCGCCCGCACGCCGCCGGCTGCCTGGAGGCCGATGAAGCTCGGCCCGCCGAAGTCCCTGCCCGCCGGCCCGATGCGCCAGTTGAGCGTCACGCCCGCCTGTCCCGGCGCCAGCCCCGCCTTGACGACGGCCTCGTCGATCAGCACGAACGGCGCACCCGGCGAGGCGCCCGCCGTCGCGGCGTCGCCGGTGCCGAGCTGGCCGCGCAGCAGCGTCGTCAGCCGCCACACCGAGGGCAGCACCTCGTCCGCGTTGCCGAACTGGACGACCTCCCATTGGCCGTTGTCGGCGCGGATGGCGGCCGAGTTGGCGCCGTTCAGCAGCGCCGCCATCGACACGCTCGACAGCGCGCCGCCATAGAGCTCGACCGTGATCTCGCCGGCGCGGTCGATCCGTCCCTCGAAGCGGCCGGGCGTGGCGGAAAGCACCTTTCCCAGCGTCGCCTCCACCGGCACGGTGGCGACATGGGCGTAGCCCGCCTCCTCGGGCGAGGAATAGACGAGCTGGCTGCGCCAGGGCCGCGCGAAGGCGGCGACCCGTAGCTGCTCGTGCGCGGCCTGCCCGCCGGGCAGCATCGGCAGGTCGACGAGCAGCGCGTGCGGCGCGCCGACCAGCAGCGGCTGCGCCGGCGTCGCAGCCATCCTGCCCGAGCGCCACGGCGTCGGCACGCAACGCGCGATGCGCCGGGCGCTCGCCCGCCGCGTCAGGCCGATCTCGACCTCGGTGACGAGATATTCGCGCCCGCCGGCCTCGCCGGGCAGCGAAACGACGGCGCCCGGCGCAACCTCGACCTGCGCGGCCGGCACCGCGAAGCCCACGGTCTCGCGGGCGCTGCGCCGCCTCTGCGCCCAGTCCGCCAGCAGCGCCTCGGCTGCGCCCGGCTCCAAGCATCCGGGAAACGACATCGTCTCGCCGCCGCCCGCCGCCCCGTCCGGCTGGGCGATGCGCGCCACGGCTGCCTGATAGTCGCGGAAGGGATCGACGAAGGCGAGCTCGATCTCGCGCGGCACGTCGCGGTCGGGCGCGCGCGTGCGCTCGACCGTCGCCCCGTCATCCGCGACGACCAGCTCGGACAGCGCCACCGCTTCGGCGCCCGGCGCCAGCTCGTCGCACAGGACGAGCGCGCCGCTATCGTCGCGCACGGCGATGCCGCACAGTCCGGCCAGCGGCTCGAGCGCCGCGCGCGCCGTCGTCGGCGCGTCCACGACATAGCCCGCGACGCCGCCGCCCGCCTGCGTCGCGTCGATCCCGGCAAGGCCGTGATCCGCGAGGATCGCCCTGAACAGGTCGCCGGTCAGCGCGCCCGAAAGCCGGCCGTTCAGCCAGTGGCCGCGGTGCCAGTTGTCGCCGTCGCGCCACGTCCGCGTCATTGCCGGAAAGGCCGGAAACGGCCGGGCGTCCCACGCCCAGATGCAGATATGCCCCGGCCGCACCATCCGCTCGCCGTAGACCGGCGACAGCGGATTGGCCGCTCCGTCGAAATGCGGGCTGGCGGGGTCCCAGTGGTCGAAATGCGCTTCGAGGAAGCGCGCCTGCGCCAGATCGGAGCGCCCGCCAGACGAGAAGTAGGGCGCCGCGTCCTCCGACGACTTGGCGTCGGGGAACACGTTGGGCTGGTTCGGCCCCTTGTCGACGGCAGGGCAGCCCAGCTCGGTGAAGCGGATCGGCTTCGACCGCGGCTGCCAGGCCGTCGGCGCCGGCATCTCCACGCCGCCGATGCGGTTGAAATGCGGGTTGCTCCACCACGACACGATGTCCTTGTAGCGGAACACCCAGGGCCTGCCGTAGGCCCCGTCCGCGATCGGCGAGCGCGCGCGCGCCTGCCGCGCCGCCATGTCGGGATAGTACCAGTCGAAGCCTTCGCCAGCCGCCACCTGGCCGCGCAGCCCGTCCGGGTCGCAGGGGCCGCGAAAGCCGTCCGGGTTGCCGCCGGCATAGTCGCCGTCGCGCCAGTCGGCCAGCGGCATGTAGTTGTCGATGCCGACGCAGGTGACCGCCGGATGCGCCCACAGGGGGTCGAGGTGGAAGACCACGTCGCCGGAGCCGTCCGCCGGCTGGTGGCCGAAATACTCGCTCCAGTCGGCACCGTAGGTGACGTCGGCGTGCGGGCCAAGGACGGCGCGCACGTCGCCGGCGAGCTGGCACAGCGCCTCGACGAAGGGGAACGCGCCGGCGTCGTCGCGCAGCGTCGTCAGCCCGCGCAGCTCCGAGCCGAGCAGGAAGGCGTCCACACCGCCGGCCGCCGCCGCCAGATGCGCGTAGTGCAGGACGAAGCGGCGATAGCCCCAGTCGCCGGCAAAGCCGGAGAAGCCGACCTCACCGCCGGCGACGGGGAAGTTGCCGGCCGCGGCGGCGCCGCAGAAGGCCACCACTTGCGCCCGCGCCGCCGCGGTCCTGTCGGCGCTGCCGGCCGCGCCCGGCGCCGGATGGCAGGTGATGCGCCCGCGCCAGGGAAAGGGCGGCTGCCCGGTCCCGCCATAGGGGTTGGCCAGCGCGTTGCCCGGGGCGATGTCCATCATCAGGAACGGATAGAGCGCGACCCGCAACCCCCTCCTCCTGATCTCGGCGATGCACTCCGCCACCGACCTGTCGGACGGCGTGCCGCCATAGCTGCGCGCGCCGTCGACCATGCTGACGAGCCCGGCCTCCCCCCGCGTCAGGCCGGAGACCTTCCAGCCCTGCGACCAGCCATCGGATGCGTCGTCCGCCACCTTCGGCCGCAGCGTGCAGGCCCCGGCGCGCAGGTCGTCGCCGAACCAGGTGACGATCACCGCCACCTCCTCCAGATTGGGGCACAGCGCCTGCAACTCGTCGAGCGAGGCGACGAGGTCGGACTCGCCATGCAGCATGTTGCGGTTGAGCGATTGCGTCACACCCGGCGTCGCCGCGCGCGTGACAAGCCGCGGCGACAGGCCGAATTCGGTCGACCCCGGCAGCAGCGCCACCGACCTGATGCGCCGGTGGAGATCCCCGACCGGACGCAGCACCTCGAACTGGAATTGCGGGATGCGGTTGCCGTAGTCGCCGAGCGGGAAACGCTCCACCACGACGTAGGCGACGCCGCGATAGGCGGGCGCGTTGCCGCCGCCCTGCCGGGCCTCGATCAGCGGATCGACCGGCTGGTCCTCGCCGCCGCGATAGACGCGCATCGTCACTTGCGAAAGGTCGAGCTCCCGCCCGTCGGCCCAGACGCGGCGCACGCCGCCGATCTCGCCCTCGCACAGCGCGAAGGCGGCGTTGGCGAAATAGCTGTAGGTCGTGACCTTGGCGCCGCCACCGCCGCCCTTGCCGCCCTGGCGCTCGGTCCGGCGCAGCTCCTCGAAGCGCGTCGCCCAGATGATGTTGCCGCCGACGCGCGCCGTGCCGTAGACGCGGGCGATCGGCACGCCCTCCTCGGCCATGAACGGCCGCATCGTGGTCAGGCGCGGCCCCTCGACGCGCCGCGTGCCTTCGAGCAGCGCGCGGTCGATGGTGTAGCCCGCCATCGCGCCGAGCGCGGAGCCGATGGCGCTGCCCACCGGGCCGAAGATGCTGCCGATGAAGGCGCCGGCCGTCTGCAGGATGACTGTCGACATGGCTCACCCTATGTCCGGGAATGCGAACGCGCCGGCGATGCGGCGGCGCCATTGCGAAATCAGCGGCGAGGCCATGACGGCATGGCCCTCATAGGCGTGCAGGAAGCGCTCGCCCGGCAGCAGGATGCCCAGATGCTTGGCGGCATGGTGCGCGCGCCAGCGGAAGACGATCAGGTCGCCCGGCCGCGCGTCGGCGAGCGTCCTTTCCGTGCAATGGCGGCGCGCGGCCCCGATCAGCGGGTCGTCCCCGCCGGCCTCGGCCCAGTCGGGCGAGTAGGGGCCGGGACGCTCCGGCTCCACGCCGTAGACGGCGCGCCAGACCCCGCGCACCAGGCCGAGGCAGTCGCAGCCCACGCCCTTGCGCGAGCCCTGATGGCGATAGGGCGTGCCGAGCCACGTCATCGCCTCGGCGAGGATCGCCGCGCCCGTGGCCGAAGGCTGGTCGCGGTCGCTCATTCCACCAGCGCTCCCCCGTCGAACTGCATGCCTTCGGTGACATAGGCATAGGCCGCGTCGTTGCCCGGCAGATGCGGGAATCCGCGGAAATTGACGGAATTGGCGAATTTGGCCTTGCAGGTCGAAAAGCGCTTGTCGCAGCCGGCCACGACGGTGAAGGCGTCGCCCGGCGCGGGCGTCGCCTCCGCCGCCGGCAGCGTCAGCAGCACGTCCTCGCCGGCCCGGGTGTGATCGATCACCGTCAGCGTGCGGCCTTCGAGCGCGCCGCTGGCAAGCACGATCTCGCCGAAGGCGAACCAGCCGGCGGCAAACGCGCCGAGCCCGCTCACCAGCAGCGTCGCGGGAGCCGTGACGGCCAGCACCTCGCCCGCGCCCCTGAGGCCGCCCTGCGAGAGATCGACGCGGCACCGCGCGTCGCCGAGGCGGGCGTCGCAATTGCGCCGCAGGTAGCGGCCGTTCGGCTTGTCGAGGCTTGCCGCCCGGCTTTCGAGCTCCGCGACGAAGCGCCCGTCCGCGCGCACGATTCTGCCGATCGCGGCCGCGCGGACCGGCGCGAACTGCCCCGGCTGCAACCAGTTGACGAGCAGCGTCTCCACCGTCGCCCCGTCGAACAGGCCGGCGGCTATATCCTCCTCCGTCAGCGTGTCCGAGGACAGCGCGCCCTCGACGTCGACGGCATCGACGGCCATGCCGAGCGAGGCGCGCGCCTCGGTCTGGGTGAAGCCGCTCTGCGGCTCGTAGTCCTGGCCCGCCACGGTCAGCGGCCTGTCGTGGTCGGTGAAGCCGAAGACGCGGCCGTCGCGCCGTTCGACGCGCCAGCAATGGCACAGCGTCGTGCAGTCGCGCCGAAGCTCGTCGCGCAGGGAGGGGGAAATGCCGCTCATGGCTCGATCTCGACGATGGGAATGGAAGGGATCTGCCCGGCCTTGAAGGCCGAGAGGCTGACGGCGATGCGCTCGGTGTCGAAGCGCGCCGGCACGTCGAACGCGAAGCCTGCCGTTACCGGCACGCCCGCCCCCGGTATCGAGCCCGGCGAGAAGGTGACGACGCCGGTCGAGTGATCGACGGAGAAATGGGCGGGCGCTGTCCGCTCCACGCCGCCGACCGCGACGCGCACCGTGCCCTCCACCGGCTTTCGGATCGGACGGGCATAGGCGTCCTCGCCCTCGCCGTAGCGCTTGACGAGCCGGAAGGCGGCCGTCTCCCCGTCGCCGGTGCCAAGAAGCTGGTCGCCGGGCGACGGCGCGGCATCCGGCGCGCACGACTTCATGTCGAACGGATCGCGGAAGCGGAAGCCGTGATAGGAGCCGCGCCGCGCCTCGAAGAAGGCGACGATCTCGTGGAGGTCGGCCAGCGAGCGCACGCCGGTGCCGGCGTCGAAATGCCGGCGCGAATGGGCGAGGCGCAGGTTGCGCCGCTCGCGGCCGGAGGTGAGCGCCACGATCTCGACGCGCCGCTCCGGTCCGCCGGTCGCCCCGAACGAGACGGCGGTCGGAAACCGGACTTCGTGAAAGCTGTCCATGCCCTTCCCCCCGCTACAGGGTCCGCGAGCCGCGTGCGACCGCGCGCGCCAGCATTCCGGTGATCTGCGCCTCGGACTTGCGGAACGAGGCGGCGTCGGTGGCGGTGACGTTGAAGACGACGTTGAGCGCCGCCCCGCCGCCGCCGCTGGCGGCAACGCCCAGCCGCCCGTCGGCGCCGCGCTGCAACGGCAGGATCGCCTCCGCGCCCGCCTCGCCCATCAGCCCCACCGAGCGGCCGAGCGGGAAATAGGTCGGCGCAGCCACCACCCCGCCGGAGGCGAACGGCATGACGCCGGACGTCACCCCGCCCTTGGCGAAAGGCGCGATCCCGCCGAACAGGCCGGAAAACAGGCCCGACACCACATTTCCCAGCGGCTTCAGCCCCTGCGACAAGGCCATGCCGGCAAGGTTGAGGCCGATGCGCCGCAGCATGTCGTCGAGCGACTTGCCGCTCACCGTCGCCTGCCGCAGCGCTCCGGTGAGCTGGTTGCCGAACGAGGCCGCCAGCCTCTCGAGGTTGGTGAGCGCATCGGCGAAAGGCTGCGTGTCGGCCTCCAGCCTGATCTCGACCGGCGCGATATTCTCCGCCATCGCGTCATCTCTCCTTGTCGTCCGGAAACAGCGCCATCAGCGCCAGAAGGCTTTGTCGGCCCGGCGGGCCGGCCTCGCCGCCGCTGCCGGCATAAAGACGCAGCACATGCGCCATCTCGCGCGGCGTCGCAGCCCAGAAGTCGCGCGGCGCAAGCCGCAGCAGGCCCAGCCCCAGGCCGATCAGCTCGTCCCAGGGAAACCGGCGCGCGTCGCCTGCCGCGGTATTTAAGGGTCCGCAGACCCCTCCCCCTCGGTGCCGAACGTCGCCGCCAGAAGCTCGGCGGCGATGGCGGCGAAGCCGGCCGCGCCGCCCTCGGCCTTCATGATCGCGACCTCGTCGTCGCCCACCGCCATGCCGCCGCCGCGCAGGCCGGCGCCGACGACGCGGATAAGGTCGCGCGCCGAAAGCCTGCCCGCCGAGAAACGCTGCGCCAGCGCGCCGAGATCGTCGACCGCAAAGGCGCTTTCCAGCTCGGCCAGCGCGCCGAGCGTCAGGCACAGGATGCGCTCCTGCCCGTCGATCCTCGCGGCGATCTCGCCGCGTCTCCTGTTCGCCGCCATCACGCTGCCGCGAAGCTCAGCGCGCCGGCCGATTCCAGCGCGATGTCGAACGTCACCTCGCCGTCGTGATTGCCGGTATATTCCAGCGCGGTGATCTGGAACGAGCCCTCCACGGTGCCGAAATGGGGGATGGCGAGCTGCCAGTCCGCGACCGCGCCGGAAAAGAAGCCGGCGCGGATCAGCGCATCCGACTGCGCGTCCTTGAAGATGCCGGCCCCGCTCAGCGAGGCGCGCTGCACGCCGGCCCCGGCGAGAAGCTCGCGCCAGCGCCCGGCCGAATCCGCGTCGGTCACGTCCACCGCCTCGCTGTTGAAGGCCAGACGCTTGCTGCGCAGCCCCGCCACGGTGACGAAGCTGCCGCCATTGTCGATCTTCAGCAGAAGATCCTTGCCCTTCTGTGCCGCCACGGCACGCCTCCTTGTCCTTGAGATACAGTCGAAATCCGTTCAGGCCGCCGGCTCGGTCACGGCGCGGAAGCGCATCGTGCCGTGGTGGACGCCGTGGTCGTCGTCGAAGCGCATTTCCTGCGATTCCTCGCGCAGGTTGACGAGCACGTGACCGGCAAGCGCAAGATCGGCATCGTGCAGCCGCGCCCGCACCGCCGCCATGATCGCCGCCGCCTCCGACCTGCCCCTGGCCCGCGACCAGACATGCAGCGTAAACAGATGCTCGCCGCCGTCCTCCGTCGCCGTCGCCCAGTCATAGGCGGTGGCGCGGCCGAAGGTGACGTAGGGAAACGGCACGTTGGCGGGCGCATGGTCATGGATGCGCGGCCCGCCGAGCGCGGCAAGCAGCGCACCATCGCCGGCGAGCGCCGCAAACACCGCCTTTTGAAGCTCAATCGTCGCGGCGGTCATCGTCGTTCCTTTCCCGCGCACGCGCCGGCCGTCTTCGCGGCGTGCGCTCATCCTGCCGCGGGCGTCCCGCCTCGACCTCCTCGGCCAGGCGGTGCGCCCGCCCCTTCAGCGCGCGCAGCAGCCCGTCGAGCGTCAGTTTCAGCGCGATTTTCACAAGCCCTCCTCCCGTGCCCGGCAGACCAGGTATCGCCGCGTCTCGTCGGGGTCGTGGACGGTGAGGATCGAAAAGACCCGCCCACGCAGCCGCAGCCGCATGCCGCTGGCGATGCCCTCGCGATGGCGCAGCGTGATGCGGTGGCTCACCGTCTCCAGCGTCTGGTCGGCGCCGAAGCGGCTCATGGCCGACACCGGCTCGACGCGCGCGAACAGCGTCGCCACCTCGCTCCAGCTCTCGATATGGCCGCCGGCGCCGTCCGGCGTCAGCGCCGCCGCCTCCAGCGACAGCTCGTGGCGGAACGCGCCGGGATCGATGAACTCGGCGCGCATGTCACAGCCTCCGCGCGCGCCACGGCGCGATCAGCCGCTCGTAGCCGGGCGGGAAGGAAACCGGCTGGTCCGCCGCCGCATAGCTGGCGCGGAACTCGTACCAGTGCGCGACGAGGACGAGCATCGCGCGCTTCAGAAGGTCGGGCACGTCGGTCCCGGCCTCGCCGAAGCCGGCGGAGAAGTCGATCTCGATGCCGTTGGCGGCGGATGGCGGCATAGCCAGGAAATGCAGCCGCGCCGGCCGGCCGCCGCCGTCGAGCCGGTAGGTGGCCGGGTCGACCAGCGAGGCCTCGCCATCGCTCCCATAGGCGGTGACGGAGAGGATTTCGCGCACCGGATGACGGCGCAGCAGCACCCGGCCCGAGCGCGGCGGCCGCTCGAGGGCAAGCCGCCAGTCCTGGTCGACCAGCGCCAGCCCGCAGGAGGCTTCCACCTCCTCGCGCGCGGCGCGGATCAGGCCGGCGATCAGCTCGTCCTCGCTGTCGTGGTCGAGCCGCAGCGTCGTCTTGACCTCGGAAAGCGTGACCGGCTCGACCGCGGGGGCCACGGTGCGGAAAAGCGTCATGCGGGACCTCGCATCCATCGGGCGTTGAAAAAGGACGACGGCCCCGGCAGGGAGGACCGGGGCCGTCGCGGGCATGGCGGGCGCGGGAGGGGTTGCCCGCGCCTTGCCTATGCCGTGCCGAACCTCATGAGCTTGATCGCGTCGAAGTCCTGGACCCCGCCGCCGACGCGCTTGGTGATGTAAAACAGCACGTAGGGCTTGGCCGAATACGGGTCGCGCAGCACGCGCACGCCCGTGCGGTCGACCACGAGATAGCCGCGTCGGAAGTCGCCGAAGGCGATCGGGGTCGCGCCGGCGGCGATGTCGGGCATCTCCTCGGCCTCGACCAGCGGGAAGCCCATCAGCATGGCGCGGCCGCCCGGCGTCGCCGGCGGCTGCCACAGATAGTTGCCGTCGACGTCCTTGAACTTGCGGATCGCGCCTTGCGTCTTGCGGTTCATCACCCAGTGCGCGTTCTGGCGATAGCCGGCCTTCAGCGCATAGACGAGGTCGACCAGCTTGTCGGAGGGATGCGTGGCGGGAAACTGCCCGGCCACGCCCGTATCGACCATGCCGATCTTCTCCCACGCCCAGCTCGCCTCGGCCACGACGTCGTAGCTGAGGAAGCCGGTCGGCTTGTCGTCGCCGTCGCCGTTGACGAAGGCGGCCGTCTCCTTCTCGGCGAACGCCGTCTCCACCTCGTCGACGATCCAGCGTTCGAGATCGACCACCGCGTCGTCGAGAAGCGACGGCGTCGCCGCCGGCAGCGCATAGAGCTCGGCGGTGGGGAACTGGAGCTGGTCGAGCACCGGCGAGTTGGTCCTGGCGCGCGCGTCCGTCTCGCCGGCCCAGCTCGCCACCGGGCCGGTCACGGTGAACGGCTTCTTGAGCACCGCGGTCGAGACCTGCCGGACCGTCGCGATGGAGCGGATCGGCGAGATGACGGCGAGCCTGCGGCCGATCTCGGCCTCGATGCCGTCCGGCACCAGATAGCCGCCGTCCGGGCCGGAACCGTAGGACATGTCCTTGGTCTCCAGCGCCCGCAGGGCGCGCTCGTCGCCCGAGCGCATGTAGGCCTCGAAGGCATCCTTGCGCTCGGCCGCCGCCAGCGACGGCGCGCCCTCGCGGCCGAGCGCCGGCCGGGCGCGCTTCAGCGCCAGCTCGTCGAGCGCCCGTTTCTGGCGGTCGAGCGCGTCGGAGATGCGGTCCACCTTCTCGGCGGTCACGGCATCGGCACCCTTGCGGGTCTCGATCTGGCCGAGGCGCCGGTCGTTTTCCTCGCGGAACGCCTCGAACGTGGTCATGAACTCGTCGAAGGCGTCCGCCAGCGCGGCGTGGTCGGCGCCCGAAGACTTCGTTTCGGGCGCAGGCTGCATGGAGGTCATATGTCGTCTTCCTTTCGTGCGATGAGTCTGGCGGCCTTGCGGATCGTCGCCGCGAGCGCCCCCGGCGTGCCCCGCGCGGCGTCCCGCTCGCGCACGAGGCTGGCGAAGCCGCGCGCGATCACCGCGCGCGCCTCCGGTCGCGTCAGCTTCGCGTCCCGCGTCAGCCAACGCTCGAACTCCCGCGTCGTGGGCAGCGTTCTCGCGCCGCCCTTGACGCTCTCCACCCGCGCGCCCGGCAGCATCGGGAAGGTCACGACCGAGATTTCCCACAGATCGGCCTCGACGATGCGGCGCACGCCGGCCCTGGCGTCCTTGCGCGCCCTGACCGTGCGGAAGCCGATCGACAGCCCGTCGAGCGCGCCGGCGCGCATCAGCTCCAGCACCTCGCGCGCCCGGCCGACGCCCGGCGTCAGCCTGCCGCGCACCAGAAGGCCGCGCTCGTCCTCCGCGATGTCGAGCCAGGTGCCGATCGGCTCGGCCGGATCGTGCTGGTAGAGCATGCGGATGCCGGCCGCTCCGCGCCTGCGGATGGCGCGCGAGAACGCGCCCGGCTCGACCACGTCCCTGGCGAGGTCGACCTGGCCGAACAGGCTGGCATAGCCGCAGAAGGTGCCGTCCTCGCCGAGCTTGCCGATGGCGTTGCCGGCGAACTTGCGCTCGCAGGCGGGAAGCGCCGTTCCTTCATTCATGTCCGTTGCTCCACTTGTCTGCGTTGGGCCTGAAGAGGCGCATGATCGGCCCCAGCGCCCACCACGCGCACAGGCTCGCCGCGGCCGAGCCCATCAGCATGGCCTCGAACGGGCCGATCGCGCCCTCTATGCCGAGCTCGGCGGCGAGCTTCAGCCCGGCCGCGCCGCCGAAGACCAGCCCGCTCGCCACCCCGACGCCGAAGCGGATGCCGGCCTCGCGGCGCCCGTCCGGCAGCATGTAGGCGAGCGAGATCGCCGAGCCCGCGACCGCGCCCGCCGCCCTGGCAAGCCACAGCCAGGCCGCGTCCGTCATCTCGGTCATGTCGGCCTCCATCTCCGGTGTCCCGTTCACGGGCGGGGGCCGTAACCCACCGCCTCGCGCTTCTCGTCGTCGCTCAGGAAGTCGGCGGCGCCGACGCGCGCCCACAGCGCCTCGCGCTCGGCGGCGAGCCCGTCGATGCGGTCGGCGTCCGGCTCCAGCCGCAGCTCGGCCCCGAAGCGCGGGCCGAGCCACGCCGACATCTCGGTCGCGGTGCGCGCCACCAGCGGCAGCACGGTCGTGCGGTAGAAGGCGCGGTTGGCCTCCTGGTAGTTGGAATAGGTGTTGTCGCCGGGGATGCCGAGGATCATCGGCGGAACGCCGAAGGCGAGCGCGATGTCGCGGCAGGCCGCGTTCTTGGCCTCGATGAAGTCCATGTCCTTTGGCGTCAGGCCCATGGCCTTCCAGTCGAGCCCGCCTTCCAGAAGCAGCGGCCGCCCGGCCGCCCGCGCCCCCGAATAGCCGTCCTCCAGCTCGCTCTTCAGCCGCTCGTACTGCTCCTCGGTCAGGTTGCCGCCCTCCTTCGGCGCATAGACCAGCGCGCCCGAGGGCCTTGCCGAATTGTCGAGCAGGGCCTTGTTCCAGCGGCCGGCGGCGTTGTGGATGTCGAGCGCCATCAGTGCCGCCTGCAGCGGCGGAAAGCCGTAATGATCGTCGAGCGGGTGGAACAGCCGCAGATGCAGCGCCCCGCCCTCCCCGCCCGATCCGAGCGAGATCCGCCGTTTCGCGCTTCCCTCGCGGTGCTCGACCGCCACCGGCCAGCCGGAAGCGTCGGCCACCACCGCCACCCGGTCGGGCCGCAGCGCGTGCAGCTCGCGCGCGCCCGCCGCCTCGACCAGCTCGACATAGGCGTTGCCCGACATCAGCAGGTGGCCGTAGAGCGTCTCCATGAAGCTCGTTCCGGCGCTGCGCCGGTTCGGCCGCGCCAGAAGCTCGAGCAGCGGATGCCCGGAAAGCTCGGCGGTGCCCTCATAAAGCAGCCACGGCACGGCGGCGGCCGCTTCGGCGATCATGCGCACGGCCCGATGCACCACGGGGTTGCGCATGAAGCCCTCGCGGGCCAGCGCGGCATAGTCGCCGCGCGTCCACAGCGCCTCGCCCTGCCCGTGCAGCGCCACGAAGCCCAATCCCGTGCCCTTTTGCCCGTCACTTCTCTGCCCGGCGCGCGTGACCGCGCCGGCCGGGCGTCGCGCCCACGGCCAGTTCCAATCCATCGTCCGTTCCCGTTCAGCTCAGGTTTCTGATCCGTGGCCGCCCGGCGCGGCCGAGCAGCAGCTCGCTCACCGCCCAGACGAGCGCGTCGACCCGGTCCGGCGAGCGTCCGCCGGAAAGCCCTTCCGGGCCGAAGTCGCACATCTCGTCCTCCAGCTCCGGCAGGCGTGCGGCATGAACGACGCGGCCTTGGGCGTAGAGCGCGGCCACCGGCTCGGCGCGCAGCCACTTGCCGCGGCTCGCCCGCACCTCCCTGACCGGCACGGCCGCGTCGACCGTGCGCAGCACCGCCGTCACCATGTCGCCGCCCTGGTTGACCTCGGCGACGATGCAGTCGGCCTCGTATTCGCGGTAGAGCGCCACCGCCCGGCCTGCCCAGTCGGAAGGCCGGGCGGCACGCAGCGTCGCATCGCGCAGCACCACCGCGCGGCCGGCCGCGTCAAGCCCCGCAACGACGATGCCGCAGGCGTCCGACGTGCGCCGCGCCGTCGCCGGCGGGTCCACCGCCACCACGATGCGCGTCAGCGCGTCATGGCTGCCCGCCGTCCGCTCCAGCATGGCGCGGTTCCACAGCGCGTCGGGCCGATCCTCGATCAGCTCGCCGTCGAGCTCCTGCCGCGCCAGCCGCGTCTCGGCATAACGCGCCCTGACCGCCTCGATGAAGCCGTCGGCCAGGTTTTCGGCATTGTCCTCGGTGCGCATGCGCGTCACCGTGAAATGCGGATCGCTCACCAGCCGCCTGAACAGCGGCATCGGCCGCGGCGTCGTGGTCACGAGCTGGCGCGGCTCCTCGCCGAGCCGCAGGCCGAATTGGAGCATGTCGAAGCAATCCTGCGCATTCTTCCACTTGGCCAGCTCGTCGCACCAGGCGGCCTCGAATTGCGGCCCGCGCAGGCTTTCAGGGTCCTCCGACGAGAAGGCCTGCGCCACCGCGCCGCTGTCCCACAACAGCCTGCGCCGCGTCGGCTCGTAGCGCGGCCGGCTCCAGCGCGAGATCGTGGCGATGCCGGAGGGTCCGTCCACCATCACCTCGCGCACGTCGCCCAGCGTCTCGCCGACCAGCGCGATGCGCATGTGCCGCCGCCCGCCCGAAAAGGGCGCAAGGCCGCGCACCAGCGCGTTGACCCATTCGGCCCCCAGCCGCGTCTTGCCCGAGCCGCGCCCGCCCACCACCAGCCAGTTGCGCGCGGCCGCGCCCGGGCGATACTGGGGCCCGCGCGCATGGCTCCCCCATTCAAGGCTCGCCAGCGCCAGCTCCCGCGTCGTGAACGTGGTCTCCAGCCATTTGCGTTGCGAGATGTCGGGCGAGATGTCGGGCCAGCCCGACGATCTGCCGGTCGAGCCTGTCGAGGATTGTGGCAATGTCGGCGTCCCGCTCAAGCTGCTTTTCCTTCGCGCCGTCCTCGTCGCGCGTGATCTCGCCGATCTTGGCGAGGATGCGGGCCGTCGCGGCCAGCTCCGCAACGCCCGCCTTGTCGAGCGGCGCGTCGTCTGCATCCGCGCGAAGCTGCTCGTGCTCGATCCTGTCGAGCAGGCGGTCGTGAACCCGCGCGATGCGCTGCGCCCGCGACAGCCCGGCCGAGGCCGGCAGCGCCCAGCCCTCCTTCTCGGCGCGGTCCGCCAGCGTGCCCGCCTTCAGCCCGCACGCCGCCGCCACGCGCTCGGGCGTCGCCGCCGCGCCTTCCATCAACGCGCGCCGCGCCGCCCAGGCAGCCTCTGCCCTGCCCGCACCCATCGTCCATTCCTTGTGTGGAGAGACCGCCGCTGCCCGCGCCGTCGTGCTCCGGGCTGGCCCGGCCTGTCGGCGCAGTTTTCCGACGATGACAAAACACTAGCAGACCACCGTCACGGTGTCAAGAAAATATTCCTAATTATATACGTGACAAAGTAAGGGGCGGCGCATATGATTCGGAATTGCGTGACAGGCCGGGAGCTGTGGAAAAAGAAATGCTGTCAAGCGGGTTGGAAATCGCGTTGACATGATTCATGTTTGAAGTCGGTGGAGGCGGAGGGGATTGAACCCTCTAGACCCAAGGTCGGAAGCCCGGACTAGCTACCAAGCCGCCCCCACTACGACAGAGGCCCGACGACGGTCTCTGAAGGCACCCATAGCGGGTTGCGCCAGCTAGTGGGCCATACGGCGGACCGGGTGATTTATGTGGCTGCAACCACGAATCGCTCGGTCCTCGTCGCACTCGCACAGTCAACAGAAAGCGACTCGCGCGGACCTGTCTAGGCCTCGCTTAGCTGAAACCCACAATTCACAGGTGTACACAAGCCGTGGAAGATAACCGCGATAAACCTTTGGACACCGACGAGAAGGCGTTCAATGAGACGCTAAAGCGGATGCTCAAGACACCGCCGAAGCCGCATGAGAAGGCGGTGAAAGACAAGCCCAACCAGCCCGTCAAGTCTGCCAACAAGGGCTTGTGAGGAACAAGGGAAACCTATGAACAGGGCGCTTTATGGCCTTGAGCGGTTCGGGCCGTTGGTGTTCGGCGCACTTGTGCTAGCTCTGCTCGTTTATTTCCGCTGCGAAATTCAGGCCTTATCTTCTGCGGATCGGATAAGTGTTTCCGCGCTCTATAGCGCCATATTTGGATGGGCGTCGATCCAAACAGGCTTTCTTTTCAGTGTGTATGGATTTATCGCATCGAAGGCTGATGGATTCATCGCAGCCATTAAAGATAGCCGCGCAATGGTGCTGTTTAAGAGATACACGATGCGCGCTATGTTGATAGGCTTTGTTCTGACGTTGCTAACGATCCCGCTGATTGTAACAGGCAATCAACCCCTTAGTCCTGTCCGATTCTATCTATCGGCGGTCTGGTTCTCGGTCTTCGCGTGGGCGTTCGCTGCCTTCTTGCGTGTGGCTCTTAATTTCGGGCAGATGGTGAGTGTCCCCGACAGGCAAACGATCCCCGGCTAGCTCTTACGACGTTTCCTAATGGCTATAAGCCTTCGCGCCTTCTGCTTAAGCGTTCGCGGCCTCACCAACCCGCCGATAGGTGAGGCGCTTGCCTTCGATCATAGCAAGCAATTGATCGTGGCGCTCCGTGTCGCTGATCTTGAGCGCAGCGCGGCGATTATAGCGGAAGTCGAATTCGGCAAGGTAGCGATGCAGATGGGCTTCGCCGCAATGCTGATAGACGCCGATCATGCCGCGCTTAAACACAGAAAAGACGTTCTCAATCGTATTGGAGTGAACAACCACGTCGCCCTCGCGACGGGCATATTCCTTGGCCGAATGCTTCACGGTGCGGTGCGTGTCGTATTCCTTACCCGTCTCGGTGTAGAGGCGGCTTTCGTCGGTGTAGAGCGTCGAGGAACGGTCCACGTTGCGCACCAGCACGTCGCGCACGGTTTCCTTGGTCGCGTCGTTCAGATGGAACATGCGAGCCTTGCCGCCACGCTCGACGAGGCCAACGACGATGCGCTTCTGTGCGCCGCCCGACCTGCCGGACTTGGTGTAGGGGTCTTTGCGCGGGCGCTTTGAATTGCGGGGCGTTTCACGCTTGCCAATGTAGGTTTCATCGGCCTCGACGGTCTTGCCTTCACCGCCGATGGGACCAGACGAGGAAACGTCCTCTTTCATGGCCTCACGGATGCGGTGCGCCATGAACCAAGCGGTCTTGTAGGTAACGCCGAGCATGCGGTGCAACTGGTGAGCGCTCATGCCCTTCTTGGACGAGGTAAGCAGGAAGGTCGCAAGCAGCCACTTGTTCAGAGCAATCTTGGAGCGCTCGAACACGGTTCCAACAGTCACGGAAAACTGCTGGCGGCACTCCATGCAGTTGTAGAGGCCGGGGCGATGCGCCTTGCCTTCCATCTTCGTGATGCGATCGCTGTTGGCATTGCCGCAGTGCGGGCAGTTCGGACCATGCGGCCAGCGCTGCGCTTCAAGATGCTCGCGGGCTTTATCAGCGTTTTGGAAGATCGGGCTGTCGAGTTTCATGGTTGGTCGCTCCGTTATCCAATTATCGGAAAACGGGCATGCTTTGTCAAGTATATAATTAGGAAAATATTCCTATCTTTTTTGCGCCTGATCACCGGCGATTTACCGCCCGCGCCTTGTCGGCGATGCGGAAATGAGCAAGAACACCTCGACAGCGGCCCGCGCGCCTGCCCTCAATCCGCCCCGTTGCGGCTGGAGGCTGGTCCCGGGGTCGCAGGCATGTCGGCGGCGTGGGCGCAAGGCGCGATGTTCAATCCGTTCCGGAAACGCAAATCCAGGGTTCCTCGCGCGACATGGCTTCTGGCTGTCGACGCCTGGATCGATTCCACGCTCTACGAAGCCGGCTTCCGCGCGCGCGAGGCGTGGGAGAACCTCACCATCTTCTTCCGGCGCTTCCGCGTCTCGGGCTGGCGGCGCGGCCTGGTCGAGCTCGCCAGCGAAGGCTTCACCATGGGCACGGCCGGCTCCATCGTGCTTCTGGCGCTGGCCCTTCCCGCCTTCGAGGAAACGGCCAAGGACTGGCGCAGCCAGGGCGACTACGCCGTCACCTTCCTCGACCGCTACGGCAACGAGATCGGCCAGCGCGGCATCATCCAGCGCGACTCGGTGCCGGTCGACGAGCTGCCC